CTTTTGCGAATAAGTCTCATCGCCGTCAATAATCATCACGCCGTTGTTGCCCTTCAACTGAGCAGACAACTGAACCCGCTGTTCCAACAACGCACGAGTCCGTGGGTTCGCCATAATATTCGCCAGGTCAGGGATCTGGAGTACATCGACCTTCGCCTCATAGACCAGGGACGAAGTATTCGAAGCGGTAGAATCCGCATTCCGAACCGCCTCATAAGCCGACTGCAAAATCGAGTCGCCCCAGCCATCATTCGTCGTCGCCTGTACTTCCAGCTTCTCAACGCCAGTGAACAAAGCCAACCTAGATGGGTGAATCACCTGCGAACCAGTAGCCCCGAACACTTCATACCACTTCGGCAACCCGTAGCCCTCTGCCATCGGGTCCTGCTCCACTTCTCCAGGAGTCAGAATCGTTTTCGGCAAAGGCGTAACGAACGACAACGAATCAGCCTTGACAGTTTCCAATTGCAACGGCAGCGCAGGATCGTCGCCCTCAATCGAAAAATACAAAGCCGAACCACCATAAAGGCGGGAAAGTTGTAACGCCTTGCGGACCTTCTGAGGCAGCAACAGCCGCCGTTCTTCTCTTTCCAGAGTAGCGATCTGATCGGCCTCGGCTTCCCATTCACGCCACTTGCGGGTCGCATCCTTCGCCGGTATATCCACCGTCTTGCGGCCCATCCAGGAAGTGCGGTAAATAGCCGACAGCACATCGTCCGATAATTGGTTCAGAGAATACTCGCCAAAACTCTGTTTGTCCCGGGTCGTTCCCAGGTTGGCGACCAGGTTTTTAAACGAATCCCGAACCGCCTTCAGAGAAGCACTCATACCGAACCCCACAATTCGTCTGCCGATACTCTCATCCTTCGCCACCATTTCGGACCGCCGCAAGTCATACAACGGTTTTTCAGAATCAACGGGCCGACATCACTATCGACCAGCCAGGAATTGAGAAAGCCTTTCATTCGTACCGGTTCAGCCGTTTGCAGTTCCAGCAATAACCCAGCAAAACCGAACGCACGTAACACTCCTCCACGCCATAATACCCGAACACGCGAATGATTGATCTTACCGTGTACAGATACCGATTTGAAATCGTGGTTCATTGAGTAGCAGCGCACATCGCCGGATACGCCTTACAATACGCCTGCATATTCAGCAGCAAAGGACCCAGGTCGCCCACCACATCAGCCCACGGTTGAGCAGCCGTAGCCGCATCCCCGGCGCGTAGATCCAGTTCATACCAGTGATACGACAACGCTTTCCAGTCCTTTGGCGGTGCGATTACAGTGACCTTTTCGTGAAAGTCCCCAGCGGTGCGCTCGAATTTCAGCAGCGAACACCCTGCGATCAATAGCATAACGTAAAACCAGCCAACGACAAACAACACAGCCATAATGTTCCGCTTGAATCTATTCGACATTTTACTTCCCTCGTTTAATAAACGTCTGCAACGATACGGCCCAATACATCAGGCGGCGACGAATCGGGTTGACCTTTTTCAGCCGCATCGCTTCAAGGAAAATACGGTCGGCCAACTTGCGGCTGAAGTCAGTTCGACGCACCAGGTAATCATGCACAATCGCCGGAAGCATATGCCGGTCGACTTTCGGAACCAGCGATTGAAAGATCCGGGGAATCGAGGCCAGGTCCGTATCGAACCCTGCCGGTACGATAATCAGTCCAGACCATAAATCTGATTGATACACGAGTCGCTCTTCCAGTTCAAAGTCAATGTTGTGCTCGTGAAAATTCAACGACGGTATCTCAATAAACCTAGCCATCAGTTCACCGGCGTGCAGAAGTTTGTGCGGGTGCCAATAACCACCGTATCCAGCGTCACGGTGAGCTCATTATTGTGTCCCTCCAGCATCACGTCAATAATGTGGTCCTGTTGAGGGGAATGGAACGTGTAGGCTTTCCCTTGGTACTGTTGATTGTGGGCATACGCCGCGACGCACACCAGCAGCAGAACAATAAATATCGTCTTCATAACGACCTTCCCTGTAAAGAGGAACCCAACCGCCCACAGGCGCAACGGCCTAAGCAGGGAACAGGGCGGCGGGGTTCCATCGTGGTTTACTCCGCTGGCGTCGGGTTGCGCAGGCGCTCAACCATTGTGGCGATACCGAGTACGCTGTACGCATCGGTCTCGTTCACGTTGATTTGCCTGTCGTGATTCTGATCACGATGGTCGCTGGCCATCTGCTGCTGCAGAGCCATATTATGGGTCGAACCCATAGTCAGCATGCCCAGAGCGGTCGCGGTAATATCAAACAGTTTGCCGTTCGAGGCCAGTCGTGCACCATAGGAATCGACCAGCATCTTGTTCGCCATCACGGCATCTTTCAGAGCGTGTACGTTCAGCCCTTCAATGATCTCCGGGGCAGCGACATCGTCTTTGGTTTTCACTTCACCAGCCGCACCCTGAGTCACTTGACCAGACTGCCCGGACGCACCACCGGCACCAGCCTGAGCACCCGTAGCGGATTCACTCGAACCAGAAGCAGCACCACCAGACGAGGCGGCTGCGGTACTCGCAAAAGACTCAGCAACGGCGTTGATAATTCTCTCCGCTGCGGCTTCCAGTGCAATTTCGATCTTCGTTCTTACGTCTGCCATTTCACTTTCTCCTTTGGGTTAAATTCGTGGCCGTCCCTGGCCGGTCTATCATCCCTGATGTTCGCATGTCATTTCATTCTTTTACACGTACCTTCTCAGGAACGTATGATTGCCGATCACGCGAACGTGGAAGCCTTCGGCCCACTCAGGGTGAACCACACCGTGAGCGTAATAATGGTCAGCCCCGTTCGTGGGGTCGCGGTCATAGCCTTCAACCGCAGCCCTGAAACATTCTCGATACAGTTTATTTTCTAAGGTCCATTCGCCAATTCGGTTGCGGCGAGCGGATTCATCATTCCAGGCAGAGAATTGTTTGGAAGTCAAACAAGCGTCTTTAACCGTAACGCCCCACCAGCCAGGTTGACGGGCGCGGTTATAGATCACAGCAGCGACCGCCACTTTGCCTTCGTACTCTTCACCCTCGGCTTCGGCCATCACGGTCCGGGCTACAAAATCAAAATCAGTTACATCAATCAATGTCCATCCTGCCCTTTGTTGTGTTCGTCAATATGTTTTATGCATTTGTCGATATTCGCCTCGTTTTTCTGAATCCGGTAATCGACCAACCGGAAATCGCGCACCGCATCTTCGGCCCGGTAGCGTGAATCGGTTTTGCGCTCCAGTTCCAGCCGTAATTTTTCGGTCTGCACTTCCAGGGATTCGCGCAAGTGAACCACCTCACTGGATAAGTTCTGTATATACATTAGCGATAAACCGTCGCCGCCGACTATCAGCGCGATGCAAATAGATATTATTTTGGCCGGAGTCAGGCCACCCCCATTTCCGTTTCCGTCGCTGTTCGCCATTTCCCCCGGATCTCCCTGTTATTTCGCTTTGATTTCCATATCGACGGCGCATTTCATCCCACCATAAATTTTTCGAGATCGTAACCACTTTTTATCGGCCAGTAACACATCATAACGGCATCAGCCAGGTTCGGGGATTTGGTCCCCGGAGGAGTTTTGTCGATGAGGAGTTTAAGCCGAGCCCCCTTAGAGGCCGTAACCTGACATAATTCTTTTTCGAGTTTACGCAGGTTTCCGCACTCGGAATCGAGTGAGATAAGGGAATCGGGGTCGTAGATAGCGCCCTCGTTGACAGCGCGCCAGGTTCGATAAAATCGGTTACGAAGTTCCCACCATCCCTGGGCTTTGAGGTTGGTGTAAAAATCTTCGTTCGTAGGACTGTCTCGGTCACCATCGATAACGTTCTTTTTAGGATTAAGGACCTTGTCGCCAGCGTTCCAGGGTATCAACCGAACCCCGGCAGGCATCAAACCCTCATCGGACAGGTTATTGGCCTCGCCTTTGACCCCAGCACCAACACCGATACAGTCATACTGCAATTCGATGTTTCCTCGTTCCTTTACGTTATCAATTGCTCGTCGGGCCGTTTGAGCAGGGTCCCGTGCGCCCCACTCGTCCAACTTACGCAGGATCACACCCTGCCGTTGGCTCTGTGCGTTAGTGTCCGTCCCACCGTCCGCTACGTCAAGTGCCGATGACCATCTTCCTGTTACGGGCAGGTTAAGCCGGATGTGGGCATCAATAGCAGCGTGCACCCAGGCCTGATCAATCAAAGCACCTTCGACGGAAGCGGCGTAATTGCGATCCACTTCCTGGGCGAAAATATGGTGGAGGCCATCAGCCTCGGCCCTCGCCTTGCGAGCATGATACCACATTTCCGTTTTGTCGGGGTGTTCTCTCCAGTCCATCACGAACACCTGGGTCGTACCAGGCACGACCGTTCCGTTCCAGTCTGCCCCAGCTTCCCGGCGGCGGTGAAAGACGTTGCCGATTCCGTGCACCGAGGATATATCCAACGGCACCCGGGTGTTATCAGACAGCGCGGCTTCGATCTTCTCAGGCCGTTCGTAGTGGGCGCTCTCGTCTTTGAAATAAATCAGTTTACGGCCACCTCGCCCGATGTTGTCTCCGGCCTCTCCGGTAATCGTGGAACCGTTCTCCGGGTTAATCATCCGCATATAAAGCAGGTGTTCGTTCGGGCTGAAGCCATCAGGTATGAAAAACTCAGGCAGCGTACCGATAATGATTCGCATCTTCTCGAAAATAGAATCCGGGTCGCCCAGCTTATCAACGAGTTGCTCCTTCCGAGATCCCCACCCAACCGCAGCCCCAGGCCAGAACAGCCAGAGCCAAACCGAGAACGCACAACTGACCCAGGTCGCACCCATATCTCTCGACTTTTCGATCAGTCCAGGTTCGGAAGCCCTAACGCAAGCCAGGAGAAAATGAACCAACTCCTCCTGACGCTTGAACAGGACCAGAGGCCGACGAGTCTGCCCGGACCCAGCCCTTCTCGGATCATAGGTGTCACACCAGTGATTGATGAATTGAACCGGGTGTTCGCGGTA